CTGCCTCCATCAACTTATCTCTCATAAAGTTAACGAATTGGGTGGAGGAGTGTTGTTGAGGTGTATTGTATTCTTGTTCCGCTGCTTTCTTACGGGCTGCTATTCGTCGATCCAATTCTGCTCTACTGGCAGGGCTAAGTTTAGCCCGTTTCTTCCCCTTATACCACTCATTATGGTCCAGAGCCGCTCGTCGTGCCAAACGGGCATCGACTGGTGCTTCCATCAACTTATCTCTCATAAAGTTAACGAATTGTGTGGAGGAGTTTTGTTGCCTAGCAGCAGCAGCAGCAGCTATAGCCTTTTTCTTCTCAGCCGCATCTGTTCTTCGTTCTGCTGGGGTTCGATGGGCTTCCATCGCGGCTGGCTGATTAGATGCAGCCGAGTAAGTTGTACTTGTAACTTTAGAACTTCGTGTAGCTACTCTCCCAAGCCTTTCCCGTTGCGCCTCTACGGAAGGCTTTCTTCCCCCCGCTTCATTAGTTACTTCACTTATTAACTCTTCCTTAAGAAGAGTAGTAAAGTTCTTAACCTTTTGGGCTTCTGGGAGAACCCTGTCAATAATTTCTTGAATTTCTGTGGACTCTGTAAGACCAGGATAAGCACCTCTGGTTGAGGGATCAGCAACAATATCCCAAGTAATTAATTTAAAGTCTTCGTTGACATATCTCTTACCGTCTAACTCTTCAGTAACAGTACCCATACCCCTTGAAGAAATACCAATCTTTACCCCGCCATCAATAAGAGCCTTAGCTACTTTACCTGAGGGAGTATCTAATATTTCTGCTTCTCCAATAACCTCATTACCTTTCATATTAAGGCCAGTAATTAAGTGAGAGACATTAGAAAGCTTAACTGAGTCGTGTTGTGGGTGATCTAATTCTCCCATCAACCTTCTTTCATTCATAGCATCAGCAAGTTTAGTAATTTCTCTTTCTAGAAGAGGCTTTCTGTAAATTCTTTTATTGTTATTTGCTTCGTCTGCTCTTTGGAAACACCCCTGGATCTTCATAGGACCAGACCCGTTCTTACCTTCGTTAATAACCTGTAGGTTCTCAATAATAAATACGTCTTCTAATAATCTCATTTTTGTCCTCTCGCTTTGCGGGTTTTTCTCTTGTACTTTTTACCCTTACGGGCTTCTCTTCTAGCTTTAGCAGAGAGCTTCTTAGCTTTCTTACCACCATATTTATGGCTTACTCTAGAAGCATGATCCTTAACTGATCCCCATTCAGCACTTGGGGTAGCACTTCCTGGTGTAAATCCTTTTGCTATTCTTCCACTAACTACAGACTCTGAATCTTTCCCACCGTGAGTTCTTTTGGATACTACATAGAGTCTTCGTGATCCTTTAGTAGAAAATATGTGTCCTGGTCCATGGGACTTTAGAGCAGCTTTAATAGTGGAGTATACTTTAACTCTAGATTTAATAGCTAAGTTACCGCTCTTTCCTTTGGTTTTGTATTTACCTCGACCTGAGGGGTAACGACTACTTTTTTTTTCGTTAAGTATATTAAGAGCGTCTATTATATCCACTTTTTATAACTCGTTTTTTCTTTCTACTTTTTTTTTCACTAAAATTAGGAGGACCAACACCCCCTACACAACTAGTAAAATTTTCTGCCATCATAGCAGCTTCAGAAACCAAGGAAGTTAACTTATTAATAGTCTCAACTAATTCAGACTTAAGACTAGTAATTTTTTCTTGAAGAAGTTCTTGTTCAGATAGTAAGGGCTCCCTAACGGTTTCCCGCTTAGGAGCCTCACCCACACCAAAAGATTCTTGGAGAACTTGTTCAACCATAGAGCCAGGAATAGCAACATCAGATATATCGACATCTGTGGCAGGTAATTCTTTAGGACGAGCAACCTCAGGAGATTGCACCTTCTTAGAAATCTTACCAGATTCCATTAAAGACATAGCAAAGTCTCCAATGCCTATTCCAGCCTCATCTAATCTACCCATTATTACTCTTCGTCAGCTTCTTCGTTGGTAGCTTCAACAATAAGACCAGCTTCAGAAAGAACATCAAGAATTTCTTCTGCGTTCTCAATAATGAAAGACTCTTCAACTTGCTCAGAAATGAGACCAGCTTCCGAGAAAACTTCCATCATAGAGGCAGCATGCTCTTGAAGGGCTTCATCGGTAAGCTCCTCTTCTAAATGAGCAGCACACAAGGGGCAAGCAAGAGCTTCCTCTTCCGTAATGCCCTTAGGGTCATTCTTTTTGTTGTCGTAAGCACTCTTACCAACCTCTTTAGCACCTTCCACTTCAGGACCAGCACCCTTAATCTTTTCATCAACACGAACTCCAGCCTTGTCCCAACCATTGGACTCAAGTAACTGGCTTACAAAATCATCAGTAACTATTTTATTCATTTTTTTCTCCAAAAAAAAGTATGCGGGAATGTACCCGTCTGTTATTATGTAGACCTCATTAAATTTAATGGGGTATATTTTATAAAAAATTCCTTCAATATGCGTATACAGTATAATTAACGAGGGAAGCCCCTATGGAACCACAGCCAGTATACTTATCTCCAGCCCTAGCTATTTGAACAGGAGTCCCATTAGGGTATACATATACAGTAGATGTATTAACATCTAAAGAGGGTAAGTGTGATTCATCACAGTCACTATTATACAGGTGCGATGTAGTGCGGCCACCAACATAATGGACTCCCACCCCACCAACCAAAACATCTGATATGACAGATTCACAGGTAGCTGAATCACCACATTCATGCTCTGTTATACTTACTGTATCTCCTGCTAAAGCTACTAAACTCAATTTATTGGCTCCGGGGTATCTGTTTGGTTATCTAGGGGCTTCTTCTCTAATGTCACATACCCAGATAAAAAGTTTGGGTTATCAATACGAAGGTTATTACTCCTAACTTCTGTAATCTTTTTAGGATAATTATCATTTACCACAGTAGAAGAGGAAACCTTACCAATACTAATAGCGTGTCTGGTATTGTTCCAATTACTAGACTCTAGATATAAATCTTTCATTTTACTTCTATCAATACTATCGTAAACTTCTTTCCAGGTTACGGTGTCATTTTCAAGAACCCAATTTTCTTTAAGATCTTTTAATTTAGCCAGCAACTGCCTCATTCCAAACTTAGGACGAGGTAACACGGGGTCTGTGCTAGTATATTTATCTAAATCTACTAGAGCAGTAGTATCCAGAGCGTATTGTATAGTATTAGGATCAACAGTTTTTACACTTACCCCTTTCTGGGGCCAGGGGAACTCTTGTTTTACATACGGAGCATCCCAAATATCACTCTTGTCTGGGTTTGCGTTAGGTGTAAATTTTAATTCTCTTTCCCCATAGGACATTTGCCTAGAGATGAAATGGTTAGCCACATTCTGATCTTTATCAGAAGGTATAAGCACTACTATAGGAGCAATTCTCTTTACATAAATATCATATTGAGGATCATCCTCAAACATATCAAAGGTAAAGTCTTTGGAAGTTATTGAAATTTCCTCTGCATTAGTAACATAAGTTAGTATGGGATCATCTGCATCAACATAGAATACCATAAAGGGCCACGGAGTAAATTTTATAAGATCAGCTATAGTATCTGTGTTGGTTTCATAAGTATACCTAGCAGTCGTATTGGCTATAAATGTAGATGTTCTAGATGCATCTGTTACACTATCAGGTATTAAGTTTAAGAAATAATAATCATCTCTTTTTTCAGCTACTCCATATCGTTCATCTATTCTAGAAGCTACAGCAGTCTTTACATTCAAAGTATGTGAATACTCATCACCTAATAGGTAACACATTTTTTGAAGATCTTCTATTTGTAGTACTCTAGCCCTATCAAACTCTCCAGCAACAGCGATCTCGTCTATATCTCCCCCACTTCTAAGTACTCTTTGTAAGTTTCCTGGGCTCATAGTGAGAGATCCAGTAGAGTTTAATGGGATAGTATCCCCAACACTGTAATAAAGTTGGCTTGTAGTCCCATTAGAAAGCTTTACTGGTATGTTTTTCTTCAAATCAGTGGATAAAGTTTTCCATAACTTCATCTGTTGTTGCACAAGACCCTCGTAATCTTCAGATACTAATGGGAAAGAGTTCTCCCCAGCCATCCGTATAACCTTAGCTTCCGCAGAATGAGACCCTCTAATACCTACAGTATCCCCCCTAGTGGATGGGTGCTTTACTTGTGCAGACTTTATACCTGATAGATAATCAATTAATTCATCTGCATCTATAGCGTATAGCCTATTAGATATTAATAATCTTCGTATAGTACCTAGTACTTCATTTTTAATAGATTCTCCTGTTGCAAGTTTTACTTCATTTAATAAATCTACTATATTGTCATTTAAACTTCTTTCTATATTGTAATTACTTAAATTAGTATAAGGAAAATCAGAAAATAATAGATTACTATTATTATTCATATTATAAACCATAGATATAGAAGAGTGTACTTTCTCTTTAAATAAACCAGAGGGTAAAGATCCCCGACCAACCCCTATAAACGAAGTATCTCCTGAGTAATATTTCCTATTACTAATATTTCTTTCAAATACAGGATCAACATAATTATAAGCATACGCAACCTCATCAGGATCCACTTCTTCTCCACCGCCTCCTACTCGTTGTTCAAACTCACAATGTTTCTCACAGTCGCTTAACTCTTTATACTGACAGCCAAAAATACAACTCTTCGCTGTTGGAGGATCACATTTCCACTTAGGGGGTCCTAGGCATTCGAAGCATAGATGTTTACAATTAGCACCTACATTACAAAGTAGCTCAGTTTTATAGGAAAATGGGGGGCACTTACCAGTAATCGGATCAGCATAAACATCCATCACGCAGCAAGTTCCAAATCCTGGCTCTGGTGATGGGCAACGCCAACACACAGGGTGTGATGGGGGGGGAGCAGGGGGTACTGGGGGAGGAGTTACTATATTAGTACAAAACGCCTCGCAAGTGTCCTTCTTTGGGTAGATATCGTTACAAATTTTACCCTTTTCACATACCTTATCATAACATTCATTACCCTCAAAAAGAGTAACCCCTTCACAATCCTTAGTTTTATTATTACATGTCCATCCTTTACAATGTTTGGTAGTCGGTCCTGGTGTTGGGGGACCTCCTCCTCCTTTTGGTCCACCACAACCATTGTCAGCTAATAAACATGCAGCAGGAGAAGAATACCATAATGCTTGTCCATCATCATATGTTGGGGGGTTAGCGGTACAAACACTACCCCACTCATCCTGCCAAGGAATCATGGTCATAGTACAATTAGCTAATGGGGTAGCGGGATCATGGCAATTCCAATAAGGAACAGCGTCACAATCATGTCCAGGGTTACATTCGTCCCCATCACAGGTAGAATCAAAAGTTCCACCTCCCCCAGCACCCTGTTCTCCAGGTGGAAAAGTTCCAGGAGGTCTAAGTGAACATGCTATCCATGAATCAGCCATATTCTATGTTCCACTTTAACCAGCACCAATTACAATTTTTTCTAAGTAAGTATAGCCTCTAATAGAAAGAGACCACTTTACACTAGTTTTATAATCAGGATCCGTTCCAGGGGGCGACATAGATGTATCAAACGAAATCTTACCGTTTGGATCATTCTCATCATCTGGGTTGTCTAAGACAAACGATATTGGGAGTCTAGTCTCGTTATTAGCATGTCCGTAAGTACCAAAACTGTAAAACGATTTTATTTCTTGCCAATAGGGGTTCCCAGCAGCCCTGTATTGAAGGGTGTTTGTGTTCCCACCGTCCTTCTCCCAGGCCCGAACATATAATTGAATTGAAGTTACCGTTTCTCTATGCTCTTCGGCAATGGCTTCTGTTACATCCCAAGTTGTGAAGTTTCCCTCAACATCGTTTCTCCCACCCATCTGGTTATATGACTTATCTCTGCATACCAAAAACTTATGTCCTGGTTCGTTATTCACTACTAGGGGATTTTGATACCATTGGGGAAATACGGCTCTTTCAATTTCAAAAGTATTACCAACAACTACTGGGATAGTATCATTAAGTTCAGTTATTCTTCGCTGTACATCACGATCAGTTACATAAGGATTAGCTAAGGAAGCAGGGGGATTAGCAGCAGCCAAACCAGCCCTCTCGTTATAAGTTAATTCAGCAGTCCTAAAGAAAGGTCTGATATCTAATAGATTATCATTACTAAGACTAGTAGCCCCGTTCTGCACAAATATATATGCTATAGGTAACACAGACTGTCCTATATGAGAGAGAGATGGAGTGCCATGTAATTCATCAGCTAGGTAAGGAGCTAGATTCATTAAATCGTCTGGGCTTGGGAAGTTAGTAAATACTCCAGCAGTACCAATATCCTTATTATGATCACCGATGGGGGAAGTTATTTGAGTGTTACCAAACTGATCAAAAGACTCATTAATATCTCTCTGTAAGAAATTACCTACCGTCTTTCTAGCATCACCGTATTTGTCTTCCTGTAGGAAAGTAGAATCAACCTTATCTCCAGTCCATGTTTGACCATCCATACTCTTAGCATACAAGCTCACTACTCCAGCCCCCTTAACAATGCCCAAGGCTGGTTTAGTTAGGGTAACTGGAGTTGTTGTATCTAGTGCTTTAGCAATAGTAGTAGCCGAAGCATCTATAGGTACAGTATAAATAAACAGTAAATCAACCCTTACTGAAGGGACAAAACTTGTATCCTCAATAGGATAATCCCCCTCTGAAAATTCAGGTATAATAATATCTAATTGGTTTTCCACATTTACTAATGCAGTTCTGAATGGTGCGCCCCACGCTCTAGTGAATTCAACTGCTAATTGTTGGAGGTCTGTAGCGGTTGGGAATGCCCAAGTACGAGTAGTGGTATCTTGTTGCCATAAAGCCAATTTTAATTTTGGTATATCGTATATTCCTTCCGCTAGATTTTTTTGATCAAAAGTATATCCAGGACCATACGGGATGTCGCTACCCACATAGTTGGCTGCATGAGATTGTAAATGATCATACAAACCATTATTATTTAATATACCAGCAGTAGTCTGTCCAACTAAGTTAAATAAAACACTATCAGATAACTCTACAGATTTTTGTGTATCAAAAATAGAAGCATCATAATTAGTTTTAGCATCAACTATTAGTTTTGATATGCCAGTCTTGTAAGCATCATTTACCCTGCCCATAAAATTCCCAGGCTTGACACTTACTTCCATACCATTCCCAGCAAAAGGACGCAATTCTGTAAACTCCTTACGACCTATATCACCAGTAGAAGTTCCTGCTCCTATCATGCCAACCTGATCTTTAAGCCACAGAATATTTTCCTGTACTTGTTTAAGAGGAATATTATCTACCTCCCAATAGTAAGGATCATTAGCTTTAAAATATCGGATGGGGTCCGTAAATTTATAGGTACTGGGGTTATAAGTTACATTTGCCCCACCCTGATTATCTCCAAAAGTATCATCAGCCATTATGTTCTCCGTTTAGTATCAAATATATTGGATGTTCTAAATCCAAATCCTCTTCCTTGTAGATTACCAACATAGGTTTCTCCATACAAATCAGTTCTAGATCTATAGATATTAACTAATTTTATTCTATTACTATAGTTGGTATTACAATGTTTTGCATTAGCAAAAGTATTGGCTGCTGATTCATCTAGCCACACTGAAGCTCTTTCAACAGGCATTAAAGCTGAAGGCCAATAGTATCCGCTTGTAGCCACAACCCCGCTCATGTCGAAAGTTCGCTCATTCAATAATTGTGGATAGTATCCACTAAAATCCGCAGGACCAGAACAACTCCCAGATAATAAATATCCCTGAGCTAAATGTTGCGCTGGTATAGTATCTTCTGGGTTTACCTGTAGATCGTTAAAAACATACGGGTTAATGTCCAACCCACTAGTGTAAGACAATACTTTAGCGGCAGGGAGTACTGAAAAGAATAATCTAAACGGGCCAGCATTTTCATATGCAGAAGCCCCATAACTACCACTAACTGAAGCAGTGGGCGTTGTAGTCACAACTCTCCTAATATTCCCTATCGAACTCATAAATGCGGATAGCCCTAAATTACGAGTGGAACCGAACCCATCATCAAACGCACCTTCAGGCCAAGACCTACCTTTACCAAAATGATCTAACACAGCAATCTTACCCGTATCTGGTGTACCAGATGGAATACTGGACGCTATGTTTACCCATCCACTAGCATCATCATCATTTATACCAGCGTTATTCAGGTAAGAACTAGCGAGATACAGTGCCCCAGGACCATGATACCCAGCCACATTTGGGTACACCCCACTAACAGCTAAGTAAGCAGCATCTAAACGAGAAGTATCAGCAATATTCCAAATTAATATCTGACCACACCCAGCAGGGTTACTAGAAGTATCATAATAACTCTCAGTACTTGGAGGATGACCCATTGGGAAATGGACATTTCTTACTTTTACAGAACTATCATTTACAGCCCTTACACACATCCCACCTGTACTTATAGTCTGTATATTAGAAGAGCAAGACTGGTTAGGCCCACCAGCCCCGTCCCCGTATCCATCCTGATAAAGAATACTATAGCAACTTAACTGAACATCCTTCTTTAAATACTGAGTATACTCTCTATTATTAGTTACAGAAGTTCCTATAAATCCACCACCTTTAGTACCTGAATCCCCAGAGCGCATAGGTTGCGTCATACCAGACACATTGGGATCAGTAGGAGATTCGTTTGGATAGAATTGCACTGCACCCGAACTACATAAATCCGCTAAAGTACCTGAAGATGGGTGAACCTGCATTCCACCAACCCCCGTCTCCAAAGGTCCTCTAACAAGAAGGTCTATGCTATCATTTCTTTGTACCCTTGATTCTGGTCTACGATTCCATATAGCAGGTGCATAACCCAACTCTTCTAACACTATACTAGATTTATTATCAGCCACTAATGCAGCACCCTGACAATGAATCTCTAGTACAGGGGTCGCTTTGTATTTTCCTCCACCCCACCCACTAGTATTATAACCTGAAACCGCCGAGGGGCGGTAATGCAGAGCATAAGTATCCACATAAGCATTAAACTCATCTAGAGGAGGACCAGCCTTAATCATGGAATTGTTTGTAGCAATTGCTCCAAACCCATGATTGTAAATAGCTACGGGTCCTGTAAAATTAATGATGGAATTATTATCCGCTATAGCAGCAGCACAATACACCGAACTAGGACCATCAAAGTAACTTACAGTATTAGTACCCCCATCTGCTTCGGAATCAATGTTAGTAAGACCCCTAACAGTAGCAGTACCGTTATTAGTAGCAAGTAAATGCCTTGGAACTGAAGGGTCTCCATGAGGTTGCGGCCCCGCAATAAACTTAGCACAGGTAAACTCCCCTAATGAGTTATCAACAACCACACTGGGTTTCATCGCTGGTGTAGAGGATACATCTGAGAAGGACGCAACAGCTTGCACACGACCATGATTGGTGTAGTAGATCTCTTGGTTATACATAGTGGTAATATCAATACCAGAAGTATGCGTAGGATAGGTAGGACCATAAGTAGATCCCCCCTTCAACACTACATGCTGACCATTATGAGAGAATAAGATAGGATAGTTATGAGACCTAGCCACTTCCTCTCCTGCTGCTACTGTAGAAGCATTTTTTCTTAGAGTATTAAGACCTAGGGCACGGGGGTTTAAATTCTTATTGTATTTAAAGTCACTACTATCCATGAGTAATCCATAAGATTGGGCATTACTACTTCGTAATTGCTCAACTTCTATCACCGAATTACGAGCTTCTATATTAGTTCTATTGTTGTAAGCAGTTGTAACACCATTCATAGAATACTTAGAGTTGGAACAATACAATCCCACACCATTGAATCCGATGTCTGTGTAGAAAGGTCCCATAGGGTCTGCATACCCATCTCCCCTATAAGCTATCATCTGTCTATTATCCATCTTATCTCCACCATGGAGTTTAGAATTATCTAGATAGATACCATAATCATGAAACTGACTAGCTAATGTAGCAACCATCCCACTGGCATAAGTATCGGTAACAAAAGATATATCACTATTAGTAGCTTTAAATCCGTAGCTAGTTATAGTACTTCTATTATCCGTAGGAGTAGTTCCTGTAGACTTATAGTTTCTAGCTGCTATCGCTTGTCTTCGTAAATTAATTTGGGAGTTCTTAATATCGAATCCCACTGTGGTACATCTCATAGCCCCACAGTTCTCTAAAGTTAGACCATCACAATTGTAAGCACCTATACCTTCAGGGGTAGCGTTGTTACCGTCTACTACAAATCCCCTGATGTATACTGGGCCATCACAATTCTGAACTTTTATTCTACTAAACCAGTTCGCAGCCCATATACCTTTGGCTAGTTGTCCATCTATAAACGGGCTAGTGGATATACTTCCTTGATTATCTTCTCTTATAGTAGAAACATCATAATTATTTATAGTAGTATCAGCAACAACAGTAGTTCCTGTAGATCCTGTTTTAGGCCCTAATGTATTAGCATATACATAAAAAGGTTTAGCGTTCCACGAATTTGCAGTTGGCGTGATGGGCCTCCAAGTGTCTGTATTAGTATTAATTCCTAGATGAATATACCCACCAATATCTTCCCAAGAGTAGTCTCCCCTGTCAGCCGATGAATTCCATCTTCCTGGTACAATTAAACTTCTAACAGGGCACTCTGTACCCTCCTGAATTCTTGTAACCCCAGAAGTAACAGCGGAAACAGAAAGAACTTCTGTATGAAATACAGTACTTAGGAATCCACTAGTATCACCACTAAGAACATTAGGGGCATACATCGGCGCAATACTACTAGTTATTGATGGCCCCCCACCCCTAAGCATATGCATAGTATAAGTATTGTCACTAATAGCAGCATAAGCTCTATTAACTATCTCAAGAACCCCGTCATCCTCGCACTTAATATTATTAAGATTTAACTGCCCCATATCTCCAGTAACAGCTACCTCAATAATAGTAGGCATTCTAATGATTTCAGGCAAAGCTTCTATGGCTGCTGATACCGTGGTAAATATATTGGCACTAGCAGCAAGAGTACTATCTATAGATGACGATACAACATATGCCATGCCTGGGGCACCAGAAAGAGGGTATCCAAGTTTCTCCCACAAATACTGAGTTCTTTCCTCTAAATCATAAAGAGGTAAGTTGTCCTGTTCCCAGTTGTAAAAGGAAGAGGTGTCATGCTTAGTTACGAAGGGGTTCCAGTAATTAAATACTTTTACTCCTGAACTAACACTGTAGGAATCCTCTCTGTTGAAAGAATTAATAGTTTGAATATAGTTAGTAGCCATTAGAACTGTAGGGTCCAGCGGAAGATGAGACTAAAATCATTAGTCTTAGTTATTTGTGTGAAAGGTCTATAAGCTACAAGAATAGGGCGAGATGGAGAAAGTCCCCGTGGATTTCTCATATATAATCCCACCTCATTAACTGCTGCTGTGTTTAAAGTATGCCTATCCAATACTAGGGTGTACCTTACAGATGTAGAAGTTACTTTGTGTATATTACTGAATCGTATTCTAGCTAGAGGCACCTCGTTTGCAGCTACCAGTACCCCATCCTCAATAAGTTCAGACGGTTCAATTATTAAACCAGTATCAGAACCCCAATCTATAGAGGATAATAAAGGCTTCTTTAGTCTGAAAGTAGAAACTCCATAATCATTGTAATCTCCACCTGACCCAATTAAAAAGTTTAGTATCTGATAATCGGTAATTGTAGTTCCACCAGAAGCAGCAAATAGGTGAGAGAACCCTACCCCCATACCAGAGGTAATAACATTATTTTCATCAAATACAATCTCTTCGTCACCGTTTTCATACAGCTTAAATATTTGTAAATGTCCCGTAGGATTTAATGATTTATTATTCTTCATTGTATTTATATAGAATACTTGTCAAATACTATCAGTATCTGCAACACGCAACTCCCAATCAATTATATACGAAAATTCCTTATTCTTTTCGAGAGGAGGGTATATTATTTTATAACTAGTCATAAATGGAGCATCAACCCCAGAGTTGCCGCTTGGGTTCTTTAAAAATAACCCCACTTCTTTTATAGTCTGTCCATTAGCTAAAAACTCATCCAGCAGTAGTCGGACATTTGCAGTATCATCATTTAGTCTGGTAGTATACCCATAGGGTATTTGAACAAAGTACTGTGGTTTTGTAATATAGTAAGGTCTCTCCCCATGTATATATTGATTTGGGGTTGCACTGGGGTTATATTCAAACTGAAAATTAGCTACATATGCTGCCTCTCTTGGAGTCACATTATGATTGTTTATACTACCTACGGTAGCATCCGATATGCCTCCCTGTGGAGTCTTATTTACATACAATAAAGATGATAATAATGGGTAGTGCATTATTTGCACATTGGACCTAGAAAGAGTCCCATTGTCCACATTTAAAACAGCTTCAGGGACTTCATTTAGAGATACGGATATTCTGTAAAAATTTCCACTTGGCCCGAAACCTGAATTAGCTGTAGTATAACAATCTTTTCCTGGGCCATTACGGGTAGTATAGCCATTAGATGCGTCCCAACCATTGTACATACCCCCGTCTTTACAGTGTACATTTGCAGAAAGAGTTCCTCCAGTGGTGGTAACCCCATAAAAAGATTTCCAATTAGAAGAACAATCACCTACTAGATCAAAACATTTATGGTATCCTGAACTTGTACCAAAATCAAGGATCTCTGGGGGATACCATTCTGGTGGATCTGGGGAAGCGTCATCCGTAGAATTAGTTTTAAGATCATACCTATACATAAAGGACACCCTATTCTCCCCAGCCTCCTTAAATCCTGCTCCAGACGCAGCAACCTCGTTATATATCTGCAAAGCTCCACCTATAGGAGTACTAGCGGAAGCAGCCGCATTACTTGAAGCGTAATAATCTGTCATATAATAAACAGATGCAGTCTGATTCTTTTGGAGGGGGTTCCATACCTTCCTAACAGTTCCATCAGTGTGCTTATACCCATCCAAAGTCTTAATACATCCAGTAGTATTCGCTACATTCTCAACTTCATTATATCTAGTTACATATACAGGGTCAACCTCATAGAGACCAGAGGTAAGCAGCGGGGTTGCGTTAGGTCCCGATGCTGTCAGGGGAGCCGCAGAAGTCCACAGGATACGCTTCACGCCATTCCTCGCGTCCTGCCAGTCATCGGAGCATCCATCCACCCAAATGGAAGAGGGGGCAGCAGAGTCCCTATCCCCTTGAAGCGTCTTCTGTCCATCAACGAACCCTTGAAAGTTATTAGTATAATCATCAAATACTTTAGTAGTGTCAGGGGGATCTACAAAATTATCAAAGACCTTAGTTCTATCGTGGGGTAGAATAGAACCCAACCCATAAATATCTCTTTTTACTACAGGAAAAACACTCTCTCTACCATAAGCAGATACATCTAATGGATTTTTAATGGTCCACACATTAGGCTTCAATCTGTTTAATGGCACATCCGAGGACACACCAAAACTACTTAGGTTATAATTATTAAGACCTAGTTGAAAATATCTAAAGGAATAATCTCCGACATTTCTAGACCCAGTTCCAGTTAAGACATTTACCATAGCCGCAGCAAACCCAGCAGCTACCTGATTACTTTCTTCTAAAATAACTTCGGAGGCTCCAGTAGCTTTGTCAATCTTCTTTAGTTTAAATATCCCTCTCATATGAACTTAACCTTCCAATGTATATCTATATCCTTGTAATGATCAAAGATACCAGCAATGCCGTCTTTCCCCTCCATTTTAACAATATTATCTGTTAGCACTATCTTATTAAACAGTTTGTATCTTCTAACAGAAGGATCGTCAATATAACCGTAAGGAGGATTATAGGATAGCCCCACATTAACCCCAGAGGATACCGTATCTCTTATGCCCTCTAAGTCTAGCCCCCACAAACCTAAAGTATCTACTCCCCCAAATATATTTAATAAGATAGCATCTGAGGAGGATGGGTCTGGACCAGGAAGGTTCCTCAGACGCACCTTATAAGTAATTTCCCCCGTAGAAGAAAAATCAACAGCTACAGTTTTATAAAAACTACTACTGGTTGCCAGATCTCCTCCCTTTACAAGAGTACCGTTATCACTTAAACCTACATAACCATACTTATCTGTAAGTTTAGCTAACCCATCTATCCCAGCGTGTAATCGTACACTTGATAGAACATCAACAGCATAATTAGTATGATTATCAGTAGAGCTAATAAAAGTTGCAGACACGATCATACTTGTTGGATCAGGAACATAAGAACCAAGATAAAGAGCATGTCTTCCTATGTATGGAATATAATCATCTGTATAGGACCAACCTTTTAGACCTCCTTCCGTAGATAAATTTAGATTTCCACTTGTACTTAGGAAGGCCCCATTTTGTCCTCTGAGTAAAGTTACACCTATAGCCTTCTCTACAGGAGTAATAACCCCATCTGTTAAAACTCTATCATTAGGGTTGGGTGCTGGGGTAACAGTTCCTACCTCTGGTATATAAGCTGAAACTCCTATATCATCCGTTCTAGGATAGTTACTATTAGTACCGAATCCAGTTCCATAAGTTGAACTTAAAGATCTTCCTCCACTGCCACTAACTATAAAATAGTTAGCTACTGAAGCACTAGTGCCTGTAGTTTTTCCAAAGGGAAAAGTTTCATTCAGTAATGAAAAGGCTAATGTATTGGACCTCTGCGCTGTACCGCTTACAAAAGAAGAAGTCTCAACATAATTAGTAGGTATACGACCTAATTCTAATTGTGGACGAGAGATGTATATAGATCCTGCACTCCCATCTACACCAACTGACCCTACAGTAGTATCTACAAGATCCAAAGATCCGCTTCCTATGAATGGGTATATTCTAGGAGTAATGTCATCATGATTAATGTGATAACCAGTTACAAAAACTCTATACCAATGATTATCTAATTTTTTTATGCCCCCTTTCCAGTTGGGGAATGGGGCTCCTGGGTTATCCATTAAAGTAGCACCCCCACTATTATCCCACTTAATACAAGTTTTTGGGTATGCGGCTGCGGAACTAACTCCTCCGTTAATTTGGGAAAACCCAATGTAATCTCCTGAGGAAGTGGATGACACAAGCACAGGAGGATTGTCTGTATTCCATTTCATATCAACTGAAAAAGTAAACTCAGTACCACTAAAGTATCTCGCAGCGAAAGCCCCATTTGTAGCATTAGTAGCATCAAATTTAATAGTTTGGGATAAGTATGCCGTTGATAGCTGGGTATTTATTAAAGACCCACTAGTGTCTGGTTCTGCGCCAGCTATAACATTAGAACTTAGTATACAGTTAGTTAAATCCCAACCAGTAGTACTTTTTAAATCAGAGTTTTGGAAAAAATTAACCGTTGTATAATCGTGTTGGTGCTTTAAAAAATGATCCTTGTTTTTTGAAGTTGAAAAGCCTTGGGTAGCATAATTAGAAGCATCTAATATATTATCATTTTGTGGAGAAGGGTATTTAACAGAAGAAGGGGTAGTTAGAAAATTAACTATATTTTCAGAAAACCCAACAGTTGTTAAGTTATTCTTTTCCAGTATAAGTTCTCTTTCCCCTTGAGAATTTGTACCGTATATTTTTACTACTCCCTTCATTAATTCTCCAAATGTATTTTTGTATATTGATTATTATTTGTTACGAAGGTTACATGTCCCCCTGGTTGAGACCACATAGGAGCAGCCCTGTAACTAAGCCTACTGCCACCAGATAAACCATATCTATCCGCAGCCTCCCCTCCCCCAGGAAGCCTCTGTCCTATATAAATATCTTTTTCTGCTATACTTGAGTTTCTAGCTGCCAAGTCCTGTTGTAATCTATTAAATTCTCTCAATATAGCTAAAGTCTCATCCTCAGAATAAGGAATATATAAACTAACATCTTTAGTAATATTAGATCCCTTAGTAGTTCCTACTATAGTTATAGTAGAAGGTTCTAGCATAGTAGAACTTGCACCAAGTAATATTGGTCCCGCATATATTCTATCTGCTACCTTTAGAGCCTTACCATTAGCATCTTTTACCCACTTAGAATATTCGGTAGCCTTAACTTTAGAGTACAGAGTAGCTTTAGTATTAGAAATTCCCGGACCAGTAGACTCCTTAAGAGTAACTTTATCTCCACCACTAGCGGTTATCTCACCAGAATAGTCCACCCATATATAAACTCCAGAAGGTACAGCACCCCCATCTTTATATAGGAATTTACTACTTTGTTGCTCTGGTTTATTAATTTCCTCATAATCACTATAAGGGAATGAATGTTTATGGTGTAATCTACTATTTTGAGTAATATCTCTAATAGAAAACTGATCTATAACTCCAAACTTAGCTTTATCAAAGGTATCATACATGAATACTTCTATTATATAATTTTGATTTGTCCTATGTACCTGCTCCTTATACTGATAGTAAGAAAGAGGGACTCTTATTGGAGCATTATTTGTATTAAAGTTAACTACTTTATGAAGAAAAGATGATGGTGTAATATCCATTAAAACATCTTTAGTAGATTTAGATAATATACAAATATCTACATTTTCAGCAACCTCATACACTTCATCATACTTTAGGGTATGAGACAAAGTATTCTTTACATATTGGGGGCCAGTAGTTCCACTTATTACAGAAGGGTATGTTAACTCCCACTTCCCATTTGGCATATAAGTCCAGAACACCTTATTACCATAGTAATCAGTCTCTGTGTCAGTATGTATCCACACCCCATAAGATCCTCCACCTAAAGTATGACTATCCTCTGTAGCTATAAAAGCCCTTAAATCAATTTCAAAATCATGCTCAGGAATTAATAGATTAGTAGAAGGTCCATAAGACCTTACATCATATCTTAATCTAGATAAAGCACCAGAAGGTTTACATAATACTATTGGATTCCTTGCTAAAGCAGAAGGCTCCCCCTTAACAGTAGTACTTGGATCTAGATTAAATATAGTAAACTTAGAATATCCAGCACTAAGGTCAGTAAATTCTACACCAGATAAAAGATAAGGATTTCTATATTCTGGGCCACCAACATACAAATCATCAGTACTTGATGCTGTGATGTTACTTATACCACTTAAGTCTTTAACAGAGAAAGGCTTCTCTTCAGAGATAGCTCTACCAATGAATTGGGAACTTGTATCTACACCAGAACCCTCTACAGTAAAGTTACCGTTGTACACCAAAGGGCCATAAGCATGAGAAAGAATATTTAAACCCCCATCTTTTTGAGTATCTAATAATCCGTTACCCACACTATGCCCATTATAATAAGTTATATAATCTTTAAAAGATTTATGTATACCTGCTAAAGATCCTCTACTAAGTCTCCGTTGTCCTAAGATTGTATTATTAGTTTCTTCTTCTGTGTATTCATACTTATTCCATAAATCATTTTTTATTGAGACGACAGAATTTTGAAAAGAAGATAGATCTAATAAGAATTTATTTTTTTCAGCTAAATACTTAGCTTGATACTCAAACTTCTTGTCTCTAATCTTGTGTAAATACTTATAGAACTCTGGGGTTCTTTCCCTAGCAACATAAGAATTACAGGTGCTTACCTCAACAGAAGCAGATCCTCTGATATCAAAGGTAGAAGAAGCTGGAATTCCACTCATAACTCTGGTAGAATCTAGTCCCCAACACTCAGACCATACATCCAAATTATAGGGGCAGGAAGAAACTTCATAGAGATTAAACGGATTAAGTACTTTATGATATTTAAAAATAAGATTCAATAAGCCCAACGGCTGATATTCAGCCTTTAAATCTTGGCTACTTGTATTAAAGTAGCTTGGCATATTAAACCCAGTTCTAGTATACAGACCCCCCTTTTGTAGATTCTTTTCAAAGTTTCTACGCCGCATTGCGTTTCTGTATAGATTGGTTAATGGGGGCACAGTTATAGAAGACCCCATTAAATTAGCATGATCAAACGGACCATCTATGAAAGATCTATCGAATACAGTCTTATCATTGTGGTTTACAAAAGATCTAATAGAATTTGGTGGGGAAGTATAGGAACTTCCCATAGTTCCTACAATAGATCTAAAGTCCATGCCTGAAGTATGGGAACCCGCCTGTACCCCAGATAGAGTTACATCATCTACCCAATACCGCATGGAAGGACAAATATAATCTAAAGAACTTAGGTTATCCGTGTTGTCTAAATTAACTCTAGTTTGTGGTATAGCTTTAGATGGCGAGAAAGAATCTACTATAGCTAAAGATTGGAAAAAATCTTGTTTTGAAAATCCTAATCCTTGAAAGAAGGCTGCATCAAAAGAACCACTTGAAACATCTACATCAAAATGAGAAGATTTGCCACTCCATAAAGGTATAAAATCATATTTGTCAACTTCAAAATTATCAAATAAATAATCTCTATTAGGTGGTTGGTATACGGAACTGGTAAGAAAGAAGAAACCATTATTATAAAACTTGGTATCCACTGATCCATTTACAGTGTGGTCCCCAACAAAAGATCTAAATGCTTGAGAATTAATAGGTCTCACACCTAAGCATACTAACTCCCTTTCAAGGAAAGCTAAAAGTTCGTCCGTTATATCACAAGTGGAGTAAAACTTTTCCTCTTCCCAGGGAGGTATTGGGAAGGCCCTATTTCTATAGAAAAATTGGAATTTTGGATCGTTTATATCAAACTTAAAAGTTCTAATATAAAACAATTCTGGGAAGAACAGAACAGCTTTAAGAAGTATATTATCCACAACCATTCTGATATTATTATCCATATTTTGTGGATCATAATTATCAATATAATTTTTAGCTTTCTCAGCAGAGAAAGAATCAAAACTATCGAATAATGTAGTATCAGTTTTTATTAAATAATATAATAAGTTTGGTACATAAGACTCATAAAATTCGGATATAGCTGAAAGCTGTATGCCTACTGTTGGTAATACAGTAGTAATAGCATTGTGCAATCCAACCTTAGTTCCCTTTTGTTTATATAACTTTGTTGCCCCACGGATCTGTCTGCGCCAAGAGTCTGGGCTAGATCCATATAAAGTCCAACCTATTAAATCAGCTATATAAGGAAGGAATTCTTCAGGACACTTTTCTATATCATAAATATTAGATAATTTACTTACAGCATTATTAGTATCAAAAAAAGAATAAGATAGGGATTGCAAGAATCTAGCAAATGGAGCAGCCAACTCCTCCCCTTCCAAAAAGTCTCCTGTAGTTATATAATTTAAAAAGGCATCCTTAATGTATGGGTCGTCTTTATTTAAATGCTGCTCAGAGTAAACAATATCTATTAATGTTTTAATAGCTGATAAATTCTGAATACCACTAGTATACACCCCACCCGCAGGGGCATACATTCCTGGTAGTATACTAGGGTATGTAGCTGAAAGATTTTCCCAATCTCTCCATAAGTATTCTGTTAATCCTTTTATACCTGTATTAGTATCGAAAGTAATGGCATCGAAATATACATCACTAATAGCACTAGCCACATAGGAGGAAGGTGAGAAAGCATCTGCGGTAGATCCTTTAGTATTTAAAAAGTAAGCCCAACCTAACTTATCTACAAGGTACTCATGAGTCCCCTCTGATGTATTAGAAAACGCACTAGCCGTATTGTCGGCCATGTTCCCAGTGTTTAAAACTATTTTAGGGAGGACAGTATCCTCCAAAAAAGATCTAAAGGTGGCTCTTTGGTCGGCAGATTCTATAGCAACAGAGTTATCTTTAGTAAAGAAAGTACATTTTTTTCCAGTGTACTCCCCCGCACAATACCCCAAGGGATGAAGTATGTCTAATTCAAATGTTCTAGAGGTAACCTCTGTAAGATTATTTTCTATTACAAACCACCTAGATAGCCCAGGCACTGTTCCTATATCCGAGTAATTGGTAGTTGCGGATATTGCTAATATGTTAGGTTCGTTTATACAAAAGTTAATGTGGCTATTTACTAGAGTGTCGGTCAGTTTGCGCTGAGTACCACTTAAATCATAGTCCTCCGCAAAATAAAATGCGGGAACTACCTTTTCTATTGAGTCTAAATACTCTCTTTTGTATTTTTTATTACTAGCCATTATACATAGTTAACATTGATAACCGTATTATTCAATTGAATAATTTCATTAAAATCTACAGAGATAAGTTCTTCCTCGAAATTATCTATAGTAGAAAATTTAACTTCCTCTATACCAAAAATAACCCTATTTAAAGAAGCAAAGGAAATACTATCTCCAAAATCCACATTATCAGATAAGAAGTAGTCTTTAATAACATTAGATACTTTAGTTACCAAAGTACTTTCTACACCTTGAAATCTACGATCTATATTTACAGTAACTATTAAATCTAAAGTTCTTATAAGCCCATCAGATATAACAACATCATCTGTTATTAATTTCTTTTCAGAGATAGCAGTTAATAATGCGTTTTTAAAAGAAATAGAAGCTTTTTGTAACTGAAGACTACTAGCTTTTTCTAAGATATATAAATCAATTATATTAGCAGACGAGTATGCTTTTCTAGCTACCACAGTTGCCTTCCCTGTAGTGCCAGCAGGGGACACAAACCTACTAGCAAATGTAGCGTAATCGTCTAAGGAGACTATTCTATCTTGCCGTTTAAAAGCTAAGGGGCCATACTTCTTGGCATGGTCCATTGTTTCCGCATCTGCACCTCCTGTGGCTATTTGGGTCTGCTCTAACCTAAAAGAAGCATCTTCGGTGTCATAGGTCCCTGCTATCAAAGTATTTATGTATCCGTCTGGTACATTCCCCCTGTCCCCACCACCTACTCTGTAAGTTACAATATAATCAGAGTTGTTAGTAGGGGATACCCCATTAGTTCCATTTCCAAATATTATTTTAGCTTTAAATTGATCATCATATATTACCTGAAACATCTTATCACTAGAGGAGGAAGCCTGATACAAATCTTCTACCTGTCTAAATGCCCCAGAGGTAGCTATGTCCGATGACTCTAGGAAAACTTGTACACTATTTTGGATTACAGGAGAGTTCTCTAAAGAAATACTTTTAAAGGTGTCTAATTGTGAGAAAGTTCCGCTCTCGGTAGCAAAAGCTCCTTCCAATAAAACAACATCCCAAGAGTTCTCCACTCCTGGTGTATAGTTAGCAGCAGTTATTTCTAAGTCAGCATTATAATCATCTAAAGGAGAAACCACTCCATCAATAGCTTTATATATAGTATAGGTTACTGGCTCTCCATCCTCTGGTGATGTAACAACCACAACCCTATTTTCAGCATCTAATTCTATAGCTTTATCCAAAACAGTAGAAGAGTCGTCAGGCATAGTTAACTTAGCTACGGCTTGGGCCGATGTAGGACCCTTCATAGAAACTCCTACCAATTGAAATAACTTTCTTACGCTCTCTCTATCTTTAGCAGTGTGAATAAAATTTTCATGAGCTAACATGTCTGCCTTCATAGACATTATTGCTCCCATATAGGAAACTAATTCAACTAGCATTATACCTAAATCTGATTCTATAAAATTATTATAATCTACAGGGTATATTGCCCTAATGTACTCTAGCAAAGAAGCCCTTAAAGACGCAAAATCTGTGGCAGTAAAATCTATATAAGATGATTTTATATTATCTGAAATTTTAATGGCTTTCATAAAGTCAGATGCTACATCTGTAAATGGTACAGTCTTATTTGTATTAATACTCATATTGTTATCTCCACATCTATTGGTTGAGCGTGTAAAGAACTCATTACTGTTAAGCTTATTAGTAGTCCTGGCATTCCATAACCTTTTATATTGTCGTCCCCCACAACTCTAGCACTCAACAAAACTATATTAGAAGCATATACTGCCATAGCTCTTTGTATGTCCTGTGTTATCTCAGCCGCTCTATCGGAAGTTAATGGATTAAACAGGTAACGCTCTAAATCCAATCCAAATTCAGGGAGCATTACCCGCTCCCCCTTTCTTGTCCTGAGTAGCTGCATCATCTGTGCTTTTACTAGATGCCTACCCGAAGCTTTATTGAAGAGAGGTTCATTGGAAAGTTTACCTATAGGCCAACCCAACCCATGCACTTTGGTTTTCAGATCACCTATGGTGTTATGTAAAACTTCCTCAGACGCTACTTTTCCGTATAGTACCATTTTTTATAAATCCATATTCTCGAAAAACTTCCTTTGGTGATTGTAATTCGTTACAACCTCATTTTTATTTAGAGCTTTGCCATACATTTTTAAACTTCCTACATACCCATTATAAGAACTCATGATCCCCGAACCTGTATCTAAGAAGCCACCAGAAGAAGTAGCTAAGTTTATATCTCTACCATCAGACCACCCACCACCGACTATCCAGGGAGTAAACAATGTATTATTCTTAGGTCCGTTATCGAATAAATGAACATCACTATACTGATCTACCGTACCAGAAGTATATTCAAAACTACTAGTAGACTCAGTATTGGGTACTATGAAAGACGGTACTTGTGGTGCTGCTCCCGCATCTCTACCAAAAATATTTGATAATGTATCAGTCTTAAGTAAGTTGCCGTTTATATAAAAGTTAAGCTTGTCTCCCCCTACATCGAAGACCACGCTGATATTAACAAATTTATTTACACAGTCTTTTAACTTTACATCGTTAACCATTAGCTCATCAGATACAGTAAACTTTAATATCTCCCCTACATCATTATCACACCCTGCCGCTTTTGTAAATCCAACAGCACTAGTATTATAAGATCTAGTAGGGGCTATAAAGAATACAGTGGAAGGAGTACCTATGTTTAAAGTAGCATCATCCCCTGTAGCAAAATAAGACAACCCTAGAGATGCACTTGTTTGTGTGGCAGATACCCCAGGGTCACCATCATTTGGACCACCTACATCCGATAAAGTATATAGAGCATACCCTGAAGGGCTTGAAGAATGGGAAGACGCAGTATACCCGTCCCCACTACTAGCTTGCGCCCCCACCGTATATATCATTGTGCCATTGCTACTTACACTGAATGTTCCACTGGCTTGCGTTAGGGCTTGCGGTAGGTTGATTGGTTGGCTGTGGAGGTGAGCAGCCTTGGTAGCAGATAAAGTCCATACACCACTAGCACCAGCAGCATACGGATGCCCTCCACTAGGCGTAATACTGTCCACTATACCCCCAAAATAATATCTGGGATCAAAATCATTGGGTCCTACGGTTACCGCACTCCCGTTATAATACATTCTTGGGTCTCTAGAGAACCCCATAACCATCCCTTTCACTGAATCAGACGAATTATCTATAGCGAGAGAGGATGCACTAATGTTCTTATTCTCCCCACCCGTATTCTCACACCCTAATAATACTCTATAGTAGTGACCATCACACCATTTACCCTCACTAGAGCTTAGAGCAAACCCAAAAGAACTAAGTGGGGAGGGATGTTTCCACCAACCTTCTTCTTGTTCATATAGCCCTGGCATGTAAGTCCAGAAGTCTATAGTAGCCCCTCTTGAGTTATATAATAAGTTCTGGTAATCAGTAGTGTCAGGAAGTCTAATGTAGTTCCCAGTGTCAGAGATTTTGAACTCATGACTACTCCAAGTTTCCCCCGTGAAATCAACAAAAGAATCTAATTTATTTCTTACAGGTATTCCTGTTAAGTAAGGTAGCCCTAAACCTTGCTGAAATAGGACTGGAGGATTATTAGTAACTGTTTGTGCCCTATTTTCTGTCCCAACAGCATTACAATTTAAGGTATTAAAAACAGTAGAGTCTGGTAACTGGAAATTAACATCTGTAAAGTTATAAACAGCTATTAGATCTGAGGTTGTTATACCCGTTACTAGTGATAATCTACTAGGTTCTGTCTCCAAGTCTTCTCCATCTATGATACTTCCTGCACCAGGAGGGGTTACTAATAGAGGAGTTACTGATACAGTAGCAGTACTTCCTGAAGCATGAACATATTTAGGAACTATAGGTAGGATAACCCCGCTTACCTCCCCATGATCAAACGCAATATTCTTTTGTTGGCTTATAGAAATGTCTAAGTTAATGGAACTAAGATAAGAGAAATCATTAATAGGGACATTTCCAGGGGAGTAGGGTGATTGAAATCCAAATACATCAAAAGTTTTTGCAGCAGCCTCGATCTGCTTCTTTCTTTTATTAATTTTACTATTAAATGATGCACTTTCAGAGACAATCTGCTGTTCAAAGTTTAAGTAAATAGCTGAGTCTGTAGTATACCCATTAGCTTTTAAATCTACTAAATTATCTTGTATATCATTAATTCTTTTATTTTTTTGTGAAATCATAAAAGGAATTAGATGATCACTGTCGTACCATACCTGTAAATCTTTACTTTCGTCAATAACATTAAGATCAAATATGGTATCTACATACCTATTCAAATCATCCAACGAATAACTAGTTCCCCTACCCCCCAAGTTAGGAGCATGGTCCAATAACCATCTACTTTCGTCAGGAACAAATTCTAAAGCAGATAAGTCAGTAATAGTCGGAACTCCCGTAGGAGATCCACTCGTACCATATTCTCTAGTTTGAGAATCATAATATAAACCATCTACCGATAATATGAACTGTCCACTCTTAGCTTTGGGAGGACCAAAAGTTAGTCTGAAAATTGGCTCCACTACTTCTTCCTCATCAACAAATACAGGAATTAACGCTGGGTTAGCCTCCCTTTCTTGAAATATTAATTCAATCTTTGCTTGAAAGTCTTCTGCTTTACTTAAAAAGTCGTATACAGCCGCAGTTTGGGCAGAAAAAATTGCAAGTTTAGCGGGAGTAACAGATAATTGTTCAGGACCCAAGATATTGGACTTATTTTCTACACCATTTAACCAATCCTTATACTGCGTCAGGCAGCCCTCTATCTGCGTTACAAACTCTGATGCGTTTGCATAACCTTCCCCTATAGCAGTTAGAAAACCAGCAAGTTCTCCCAAAACACTAGTACCATAGCTATCAACCCCAAATATAGAGTTATCTGATATGAAAGCAAACTTTCCTGTCACAGAATCGTACTCTACAATACCCAAATCCTGAAATATAGTACTATAAATGTTAGCAAGAAGAC